TTCCCTTACTTTTTCGTACTCTTTCTCAAACTCATCTATTGCAATATTTGCAGTTTGTCCTACTGCAGCATAGAAACGGTCTTGTAAAACCACTAAAACCATATCAACTGTTGATACAGTATTACCATTTGCGTCAATAAATTTGAAATAAGCTTGTTCCCAAGTCCCTTGATAGTTAAAGGTATTTTCATCAAAGTAGACTGTACAACGCCCTTGTTCTAAATTGTCTGTCTTTTGGTCTGCTCTAAAATCTAAATAGTGCCTATGTGCTTGTTGTTTTGGATCCACACCACCAAATAATAACTTCATTCCACGTAAATCAACTGGATAATTGTTTGAAGTTACAAATAACTTGATGTAGTCTTGTGTATCTCCAACACGTCCCTTAAACTTATTCGTAATATCTAGCACTTCATTTTGATATCTCAATAAGTCAAAATTAATATACTGATTGTTCGCTACTGCCATTAATTCTCACCACCTTTCAAATATTGTTCACTAACATTATCTTGTTTAAACTTCGCTAGTTTATCTAAAATAACTTGAAGTTGTTGATAATACTGATTGAAATTATCCTTATCTAACTCCAGTTTATTATTCAAATATGCTTCATAAGATACTGTTATCAAATTACCCAGATCATCATATTCTTGGTAATCAGACTCATTTAATAGGCTTGTCAGTTTCTTCAAAATGATATTTATCAATCTTGTATTCTCAAAAATTTGGTTATACAAAAGCCTTGAAAAACTTGCATCTAGTTTCTGAATGATTAAAGCTAATCTGAAATCATTATCCAGATACAAGTCATCATTCAACCAACTTAAATGACTATTAATCTTATCTTGAAAGTCCGTCATATTCTTCTGATACACATTCAAGAATTCATGTATATCGCCATTCCAACTAAGCACTAAATATCAACTCCTTAAATTTCTCGCTTGGTTCTGCACTCATGTCTACATTTCCAGTAATACCATTTACGCTACCCTTGCTTGTGTATTGATGTAAGTCATATGGATGTGTAGGTTTTAAACTATTAGCCAATGTTCCGTCGTTTTGTCCGTAACTAGGTATCCAGATTGCACCAGGACGTGCGACATTCAGATTGAACTTATCGTACAAATGATTAGCAATATACAGAACTATCTTATTATCTGGCACACCTAAAGCATTGAGTTGCGACATATAAGCCTCAACTCCAGCTCTCATCTGAGTAACATCTCCACTCATTTCAATACTTTCAACATCAATCGCATAAAAAATAGGCTGTTGCTTACCTGCGACAACCTGTTGCGTTCTGTTATAAAAATCTCTTGCTTCTTGTTGAGCGTCTGATGTAGATGTAGCAGCAAAATATGCATACACCGCATACTTTCCACCAGCTGAAATACATTTCTGTAAGTTCTCCATGTACTTCAAATCTTGGTGAGCTGAGCCATGTTGAACTCGAATAATACTCAAAGTAACATCATCAGCTATCACGCTAGGCCAATCAATTACACCTTGCCATTCAGACACATCAATAATCTTACCAATGTGTTGTGGTTTAGGTGTATCTGGATTTGTTGGAGTATTGTTGTTGAGTTTATCGTCAATGTACTCTTTTAATTTGCCTTCCAATTCATTTTGGATACTAGGTAATACAATTCCTTTTTGAACTTTAGAAATTTGATTTTTTAAAGTCTCACCTAATTTCTTATTTCTCTCAAATGCTTTTTGGTTTCTAACTTGCCATTCGACTGGGTCAAATCTTTTGTTACCAAACGTAACAGTATCTGCCTGCTTATTTTGTGGATACCAAGTATACGAGTTAATTCTTACTTCAACATCAATTCCAAACCTATCTCTTAACCAACCATAATTACCTACTTTAATATCATTATTGAATTTAACTGAATTATACTTGAAGTTAGCATAGTCTAAAGTATATTCAATATCTGGATAATCGTGGATACTTGCTTTTAGTTTATTAAGTAAAGTATTCTCATCAGTTATATTATCGTCAGTAATTGGTTCAGCTTCTACTTTTGGCCAATGTGCTTTTTCAAACAATGGTGACACATATTCAGAGTGTATCTCATACTCAGTGGGCTTATCTTCTTCAACTGTTTCTGTTGGTTGTTCAATATCACTTTCAGAATTGTTATTCGCTATACCATTTCTAATAATTTCTTGTGGATTAAGCCACGTTCCATCATTGGTAAATGATTTCCCAACGGCAGTATTAAAATCAACTTTAGTAATCCCTATGTGGAGATGATCTGTATTGCGATAACCAATCACATCTCCTGTATTTACTACATCACCGACGTTTACTCTTATGTTAGACATACTAGAAAAAGCTTCCTGGTAAACTATGTTGTATCCATCATCCGAATGTATAACAACATAATTCCCCAAACCACCCATGTAAGATTTTATTGTTACTTTCCCACTATGGATAGCGTGAACAGCACTACCAGGATGATCAACTGAACCGAAATCTAATCCATCATGAAATGAATTAGGTCTAAATCCACCATCATAGCCAAATCTTTGAGCTTGCATAAAATTGCCTTCACCAACATCAGGGAATGGCCAACCCCAAAAACCACCAGAATTAGAACTACCACTCGTTTCATCTGTTGTCTCTTGAACTATTGGCTTAGCTTGACCTTTGATGTACGTTGTTATTGTTGAATAATCTTCGTTATAACTTATCTTTGATACATTGGCATTGTCTATAAATAGAAAAGACTCTTTTGTTCCTAATTTCTTTTGAATGTGGATCGTATAGTTATCAAAATAGAATTCAAATCCAAAATCACTTGCTAAATTCTGCATCAGCAAATCATCAGCATAACCGCCACCAAAGCCTTCTGAAAAAGCATAATTATCAAAATTATCATGTAATACATACTTTATTTGCGTATCCTTGATTAACAAATCTAAACACGCTTTTAAAGATTGAGTATTCTCTAATCTCTCATCTACATATTTGTTGTGCAAGTCTTTAGCAATATGAATAGCTGTTACTGAATATTGTTTATATTTCCCCAGAGATACAGGATTATTAGTAACTATTCTATATCTCTGCTTATTTTCTGGTACTTCAATAATTGTAAAAGGTATCATCATTTGAGCTGCAACTTCATTTTCTGGAGTTTCGACAAATGTAAATGATAATGTTGGATATTGTCCTAATGTATCTGTAATTTGTACATTATCAGCTTTGAAAGCTGTTTGATCTCCATTGACATTTTGAACAAATAACATTTTCTACACCCCTTAATAATAAAATCTAGTATCAAATTTTATGTTGAAGTCTGAACTTCCTTCAATTCTCAAGTGATTTTTACCAACTGCAAAATCTAAATAAGCATGGTTACATCTGCCATAAGCTTGTGATCCATTAATAATAGGGACAAGCCCTACAATCTCTAAAGTATCATTCTTACTCAAACTTCCACTAATAGAGTAACTTTGATTGGTTGTAGTATTAATTATCTTTAAATTGTTTGCATTTCCTTTAAAAATAATTCTTACTGGTCTTTCATCAGCTTTTAAAGGAATGATACCCAAATTTATAAAATCAAATTCAGTTTGATTGTTAAACTCATACTCTAACTTTTTGTTGCTAGGCAATTCCAATCCAAAGCCCCACAATCCACTTGTAGCATTCATAGAAGTTAATGTAGTCGCTACAGTTTCAGCATATGATTCAGTACATTCTAAGTTAATTTGTACATCTGATGCTCTCCAAAATGAGTTATTTTGTGCAGGAGTAAAAGTATCAGCTACTACTTTCCATCTTAGAAATGGCATTCTCATTGTTTGAACATAAAACTCTTCATTTGAGCTTAAAATTCTTCTTAATTTTAATTTCTGCAATTCAAAATCATTAGTATCATTAGCGGTAATATCCAAAACTAATGAGATTGTAGTTTGTTGAACTACTCTATCTACCAATAAATTATGATAGGTACTCATTGATTGGAACGTGTATTGGAAATTAGGATATGGAACATCAAATTTCTTAACATGAAAACCTAATTCATTTAAATCATAGGTTGTTCCATCAAGTTTAGTTATCACAACTGTACTTGTCATTAAATAGCACCTCCATATCCATTGACAATAATTCTTCTAGCTCTAATTGCCTCTAACTTAGAGTAGGTAGCATTGGCAATTGTATTTGAATCCATTACAACATCTATCTTCAAATCTCCACTCAAATCTAGCTTACTTTCTCTGCTAACATGGTTATTTGAAATATTACTAATATTGGTAGATGGAGCAATCATTGAACCATCATATCTACCAGCTTGAATAATGCGGTTTAACTTAGCACTCATACCATTAGGATTTTTAGCAGCTCTGGCTTTAATAGCTTCTACGATATGATTATCAGCAGTACTTCTAGCAGGATTAATAGCAATTTCTGGTTCTCCATCAACTTCACCAAAAATAGATGGTCTATCAGCCCAACCACCGTTAGCATATCTTCTACCACCTGATGGACCCCAACCACCTAAAGTAAGATCACTTCTCCAAGTCGTATCATTAAACATTGCTAGAAGTTGGTCAAAAGGCTTATAGATATCATGGTGTCCTGGCATAGCATAATGCATAAATGTACTATCTATAAATTGCAAGATACCTTTTGAAGGATGACCTGCTTTAGCGTTACTATCCCAAAGATTAATAGCTCTAGCATTGCCACCAGACTCATGTTGAATAACATTTAAGATATGAGCAATGTCTCCAGCACTAACACTTACATGCATTTTAGATGCAGCTCTTTTAATTAAAGATTCACTAACAGGACCATTTCCACCAATCTCATCTAGCTTGTCTTTTAATTTTGTAAGTAAGTTCTTAAACCAAGTTTCTCCCCAATGTGGAATTTTCTTAGCTCCTGACTCTCCAAAATCGTGCCAAAATGATTTAGCAGTATTAGTTCCAGCTGAGTATATCTTTAATAGAGTTCCCAATGGATCACTTAGTGCATCTGTAATAGCATCTATCTTATCGTCAATCATATCTTCTAATTTACTGATTTTTGAAGATGCATAATTCCAGGCTTTACCAAACCAATTACCAAAGCCACCTTCAAATCTAGGTATACCAAACATTTCAGCCGTTTCTTTAGCTGGCATAACTGCATCACCAGGATGTAACATAGTTAATACATTACGTCCTTCTGGTATTTCAACTTTGCCATTTTGTCTAAAGATTGCTTCTCTATGTAGTGGCCCTTCTTGGTCGTTTACCATTGCTAACATTGGTCTAGCTACTGGACCAGAACTACCTTGTTTGAACTTAGGTACTGAAATCTTAGCACCAAAGAAACCAGCTACTTTTTCTAATCCATTAGCACCTGTATTCCAGAAATCACCGATAGCTTTTACACCATCATGTACTATTCCTTTAATACTTCCCCAAATATCAGATACTTTCTGTTTGATTCCGTCCCAAATACTATCCCACTTAGATTTAATAGCGTCTAAAGCTCCTGAAATAGTATCTTTAATATCATCAAACTTACTCTTAATAGCTTTCCAAATTCCACTTAAAATATCTGAAATCTTGTCTAAAATGCTATCCCAAATACGCTTAGTTATCTTAAAAATATCATCAAAAGTATCCTTAACAATATCAAAAATCTTACCAAAAATTTTGCTTAGTGGTTTCCAGATAGCTTCAACAATACTAATTATGATACTTTTAACGCTATTCCAAGTCTTGCTGGTTATTTTTTCTAACCCATTCCAAGCTTTACTTACAACTTTTACAATAGCATTTATTCCCTTTGATACAACTTTACTCAAGCTATTCCAAGCTTTAGAGACTGTTTTAGCTATTCCATTCCATACCTTACTTGTAGTTTTAGCAATAGGATTCCAAGCTTTTTCAATATTCTTTTTAAGACTGTTTATTACTTTCATAACTGGCTTTTCTATTTTTTGCCAGACTTTTATAATTGCAGCAGTTAATAAAACAAATGGAGCAAGTGCTATAGTACCTATTATTTTGACTTCACGTTTAATTTCTTTTCCCAAAGCATCAAATACTTTTACAACAGGTTTATTAATTTTATTGAAAACTTTGCTTATTCCACCAATAGCCTTTTCAAAACCACTAGCTATCCCTTTGCCAATATCAGCCACTTTTTTGGTTACACTTGTTTTTAACTCATCAAATACCTTGCCTGTATCTTTTTTGATTTTGGCAAAGTTCTTACCAATTGAGCCACCGCCTTTAGCTCCAAGCATTCCACCAACAGTTGAACCAACAAAACTACCAACACCAGCACCTACAGCAGTACCTGCACCAGGAACAATAGAACCAATTGCTCCACCAATCCAAGCTCCAGCTGCACCACCTGCAGCAGTCCCACCAGTTGCTCCAACAGCTCTACCAATTTTTTCATTCTTATTATTTTTGTTGATACCGATTAATTCAGTACCACCAGCAATTAAAGAACCAACAACAGGAATTCTAGATGCTGTTCTTGCAATGATACCTTTCTCTGCTACTCTTACTGCTGTTCGTTGACCTACTTGTGCTGCAGTTCTAGCGCCATTGGCTATTGTCCTTGGTCCAACTTTCTCAACAGTAGACTTAGCAACTGCCTCAGCTACTTCTTGGCCACCACGCTGAATACCAAATAACTTATCAGCACCTACACCAATTAATCTACCTGCTTTACTTGCACCAGTAGCTTTTACTCCACCTTCTGCAACTTCTTCAGCAGTAGTAGCCAATTTACCACCTTTAGCACCTACGCCTATACCTTTAGCAATACCACTTAATCCACCTAGCCCTATAATATCTTTTAAAATATTATAGTAACTGGTTAAAGCAGTAACCATATCCCATGCTTTTTTTGCAACAAATAGTCCTAACATAACTTTAATAAATGCTTTTAGATCTTCCTTATTATCAATAATAGTTTCTAAAATATCATTTATTTCATCTAAAACATCACTAGCACTATCACCTTTGTCGTGTGTAACACCTAATGCATCTGCAATCATATTAAGAATACCTTTAAAAGTATCCCACACAGCAGAACCAATAATCGAGGCTATGCTACCAAGATTTTTCAGTAATTCAGCTATTTCATCTTTATTATCATGTAAAAATTTACCAACTGTTGTACCTAAATTTTCCACCCATTTAGTTGTTGTATTAATAATTCCAGTAAAATTAGCTTTGCCTAGCTCTTTAATAATATTACTAATGCTTGTAACAACAGCAGCTTCCAAATTCCCAATAGCACCTTCAAATGTAGCAGTACTTGCTGCAGCTTCTTTAGCAGCTTTAGTCATACCTAATTGACTAATAGCCTTGTTAAACTCTTTGGCACTTATTTGTCCTTTTTCCATTGCATCACGGAAATTACCAGTATAAGCACCATTCTTCTTCATGGCTTCTTGCAATTTGCCAGATGCACCAGGAATAGCATCTGTTAATTGGTTCCAGTTTTCAGTGGTTAATTTACCAACCCCAGCAGTTTGGGTCATTACCATTGCCACAGATTTAAATGTTTCTTTAGTTCCACCAGCTTGAGCGTTCAAGTTACCAGCTGCCTCAGTTAAGCCCATATAATCTTTGATACCATTTGCTGCTAATTGAGCCGTGGTATTTGAAACATCATTAAGCTCGTAAACTGTATCATTGGCGTACTTTTGAACTTCTTTAGCTGCTTTATTAATTTCTTCAGAACCAAAACCACCTAATCTCATAGTTGATCTAAATTTATCCATAGCATCAGAGGCTTTGACAGCTTCACCAGTCAAATCTTTTAACTTGCCTACTACCATTCCAACACCTGCAGTTAATACATTACCTGCAAAAACACCAAGCATAGTTTCTTTTAATCGTTTGAATTTATGCTCAGTATTCTCTGTATTAGTCTGTAGTTCTTTTAATTTAGGACTAGCATTGTCATTTAATTCAGCCTTAGTAAGAATTTTCAAAGGAACTTTTTTTAATAATTCTTCGTAATCAATAACTTCGCCTTTTTGTTCTTTAGTCAGTAATTCTGTTCTGACTTGCTTAGGTAATTTTTTTAGTAATTTGTCAAAATTATCTATTCCTTGTTCTTTTGCATCTGCTGTTATCTTAGTAATAACTTCTTTAGGTACTTTACGTAATGCAGTTTCAACTTCCTCAGTCTTACGTTTTAAAGGTTTATCATCAGCATCAAATTTGGGTTTAATAGGATCTTTAAATTCTTTTTCAATATCATCATGAGTTTGTTTAGCTTTAGTCTTAGATTTATCTAAATTATCAGATAAATCTTTCTCTAGCTCATCTCCTGAATCTTTACCGATATTTTTTGCAATATCATTAATTTCCTTAGTATCAGAAATGAACTTATCCTTACCACCTAAAACAACATCAATATTAACTGTACTATCTGCTGCCATTTGATTAACCTCCTTTCTAAGACTGAGCTAAAGCTTTCAATGAATCTGCAAAACTGGCCACTTTTGCCTCTTGTGCTTCAACTGTTTTATTTTCATCAAGTTCGTAATAATTCTGTGCTTCTATTGCACTTGTCAATTCTTTACCTTGTAAGTCACTGACATCTTTTCTACGTATATCTAAGATTCTTCTAAAATAAGTATTCTCATCTAAGCCATCAAATAAAGCTTTAAATACATCCCAGTGCATTTTTCCTTGCTCTGCAATTAAATCAATATTGTATTGTTGTTTAAAGCTTGCATAGATTGCCCCTGCGTCTTGTGTGTATGAGAATAATTTCTGAGTATTAACTTCACTTGAAACTACATCACTTTCAACAGGATCATTACCATAAGCAGACTTAGATATATAGCCTGTAATTTCATCAATTGCTTTCATAGCAAATTCAGCGTCTTTAGGCTCAAAACCAAAAAACATTTCAAATGCAATTACAATCTTTTCTGCATCTTGGAAAGTATCATCTTCAAGCAAGTTATACATTCTAATTACGTTATCAAAACTCAAATCTATTTGATATTCTTTGCCTTGATACGTATATGAACTTTTTAATGGTTCAGTCAGAGATAACATGACTAACCACGTCTTTTCTTAGTATATTTTTCTGCACGTCTTTCTTTACGATTTTTATTAGTTTTTAATTTGTCATTTAAAACATCATCAATTGCAGCAATAATCTTACTGATTGCTCTAGTAGATTGATTGTAATAATCGTAAATTCGTTTACCTTCACCAGAACCAAAGATTCTATCCATAGCCTTAAAAATATCTTCACGTCCATCATGCATAGTATCAACTACTAACTTCTTACGTTCTTCTAGTGACATTTCTTTAAATTTTTCTTCTGGCATATCAGTTAAATCTTCAATTCGTTTGCTCAGTTCAAGTTGAACATCTGAGATTTTAACTGATAATTCATCATTCAAAACTAAAGAATATTTCTTCTCAGCTACTGTAACATCTACTTTAGTATCTAGGTTTAATCGTTCATCTAAATTAATACTTGGCATTTTACTTCCTCCAATCGTCTCACATTACTCGTCTCTGTTTATTTTATTTATAATGTTGGTCCGCTTTGTTCTTTTTTAGCGTCTTCTGCACTAACATATTTAGGTTTTCCATTGAATACAGGAACTACACTAAATGTTTGCTTAGCACCTGGAGCACCACCGGTTGCTTGAATGTTTGTCAATGTAACTACACCAACAATGTAAGATCCATCTGGATAAGTGAACTTAAATAAAGTCTTTAAAGAATCTCCAATTTCTAATTGCTTACTTGCAATATAGTCTTGGGCTGGATCTCCATTTAAACGGTGCCCAGCAATAGTGAATTGATAACGCTTGGATGTTACATCAGATGTACCAAAGCCTTCTCCGTCGTAATATTCATCATTTGTTGTTGTATCGTTTTCTGCTGGTGTTACGTTGTTAATACCTGCAGCTAAACGAGCCCACTTAGCACTCTCTAAAGCAGACATATCTTTATTGCCTGCAGTATCAATTTCCATTTTTACTTTATGGTTAAGAATAAAAGAACCAATTTTTTCTGGTGCTTCTGCCATAACTAATCACTCTCCTTATAAGTATCAACTGTGATTTTAAAATCAAATAAATAAACAACATTACCCTCTGTATCTGCAGACACTATATGTGGGAATGTTGTTACTTCTAATTTATTAAAACTAAAACTATCATTCTGACTAACCAAATTAAAATCATATTCTGAAATATACTTTGATATATTCCACAATGTTTGATTAATCAGTTCTTCATCATTACTACGCATTGCAATTTCAAAGATAAATTCTTCTGTTCGATTGCCTGCATAATCTTCATCAATTACTGTTGATGGCAAGTCATATATACGTAATTCTGGACTTGTTTTATTAGTCATATACGACTGATACAATTTAACTGGCAAATCTACATTATCGTTAATGCAGTCTGTCAATCTATCCTTTAGGTCCATGATATTCAACTACCTTTCCATCAAGTAAGCCTTGTTTAAATACCCTAACCCAATTATTAGAATACAAACTCTTTGCTTTTAAATCCCACCTAGATGTTGCTTGTGGATGTTCACTTGTCGTCCAGTGAGTAATTGGATGTCCGTTAATATATCCATAGAATTGAGCTTTAGCATAAGGTGTTGTATAGGTAACATGGTTATCTTGTACATGGACTGACCTTGATAAATTACCTTGCTTGAATGGTACGAACTTATCCATATCCATTGCCATTTGATTAGTAAAATTATAAAGTCCACGATCTAAAGCTTTCTCAGAAAAACGATCAAAGCCTTTACCATGAACTGATACCACTACTGCCATTACAACACCTCCAATTCATAAGAATAAACATCATTACTGTAAGGCTCACGATTATCTACAATATTGGTAATTGTGTATTCCTTACCTTCAAAGATTAACTTATTTCCAACGCTATCCCTATCTAATCTAGGTAACGGATTAGAAATTTTGGCAAACAAAAAGGCAATAGCATTAGCCGTGATTTTACGATTATTGCTATCGCCTGAATAGATTGTTTGTGGTTGTACAAGTACATTTTTTACCTCAACTTCTTCTGTTTTTTGCTTACCATATTTATCCAATTCACCAACTGGAATCTTTAAAGTGATACTTTGATTACATAATCTTCTATCAATTCTAGGTATCATCTGTGTACACCTCGATATAACAAACCATATCTCCCTAATAGATTATATGCTTCTGTACATAAACCATTCTTCATAGTTGCTCCTACATTGCCAGCAGGACTTAAAGATAATCTACCTACTGTGATACTGGTAAATTCATTTTGAGCTAAATCATAACTCTTATTAATACCAGTTGCATGCATAAAATCTACTTGCTCACAGATAGCCATTTTAAACGTTTCTACGCGTCTTTTTGACTTATCGACTAATATATCATGAACCTTATAAAAATCATTTGTGGCTAAATCTATGATACGTTCTGCACCTTTTACAAGGTTATTAAATGCATCTTCATCTAGCCTATAACCAAGCTCAACATATTCATCATAAGTTAGATAAGCCATTTACATCACCTTTAACCTTTAGCTGTTTCAGCTGCAACATAAATAGATTTCTTGGCATTTTCAAAGACTAATGCGTCATAGTAAGATAATCCTTTAATTGTCCAACGATAACCTGCACGGTCATTGTCTGGAGAGATTACATCTACTGTATCGTATTTAACAATTGGAGCAATCGCAAATGTTGGAACTGCTAAGAAGTTTACTGTATCAGGAATTGTTAAGCCTTGAATACGGTCTTTGGCTACGGTTAAGATTGGTGTTCCACCGTCTAATTGAGCAACACGACGGTTAATTCCATTAATTTGTTGTTGGTTAACAGAGAATGTCTTAGATACACCATCAGCATTCTTTAATGCTTTGTAGTACTTAGTAGAAACAAACATTAACCAGCCACCAGGAATTTGATTATCAATCATGTAAGATTCTACTTCATCATATGCTGCTAAAGCATTCTTAGAATCAATTGTATCTGTTACTAGCTTGCCACCAGACTTAGCTGTGTCATAAATCTTTTGAGCTAGGAATTTATCACGGTGTGGAATTGTAATGCGTTGGTTATGTTCACGAACAACATTAGCTACTGTGTAAGCTCCGTTTTCGGACATATCCAATTGATCTAGGTCATACCCAATCCAATCTTCTTGTGTCAATTCTAGAGTTTCTTTAGAAACATTAACGTTGTTACGTGCATTATCTTGATTACGTTTATATTTTGTTGCATCTGCAAAACCGTCCATCTTGTTAATACGAACTGTCTTAACTCCTGTAAAGTCTGCAGCTGTGATAGACTTAGCACCACCTTGTAATGGTTGCCAGAGTTGAGAATCTGCTCCAAACTCTTCATCAATCTTTAATAAATCTTTTTGATCTAATACTACTACCATGTAATTTCATATCCTTTCTAAATTGATTTCATACGTGCTGCAATGCTAGAAACTACTGGATCAACTTTACCATCAGCACCGTTTTCACCATTATTAAACTTACCGCCAATGTTAATCTTTGGTTCTGGTTTGCCTTCTTCAAATAAGTAACTATCACTTTGTTGGATAGCTTTAATTTGGTCATCTAGTCCTTTCAAGCTATCTCCATCAACAGTTACTTTTTCTGTGTCAATGAATGGTAAAACTGCCTTTACGTTTTTAGCCTTTGCTTCACGTAATGCTGTTTCGATTTTAAAATTCTTAGTTTGAGTAGCTAATTTATTTTGCCATTCTTCATTAGCTTTCTTATTGTCAGATTGTAATTGTTTGATTTGTTCGTTTAAATCATCAACGTTTTTAGAATTCTTTTGTAAATCAACTAACTGTTGATCTCGTTCATCAAGTTGTGATTTCAAACCGTCACGTTCATTAGTTAAACCATTTACCTTTTCTTGTAAACTGGTTATATCTTTACCGTGTTCAGCCATCACTTTTTCAATCTGTTCATCAGTCAAACCTAAATTTTTCAAATCTTCACGTTTCATGTCAATCTCTCCTATCGTTTTTATTTTACGTGGAACGCTCCACGCTGATTGATTGCATACAAAAAAAGCAGTTTAACGACTTACTCAGGTCGGAATATTATAATTTTATCTCGTTTACTTTACGTGCTAACTTTTCTACTAATTTTTGTCAGGATCTAGTTTAATTGACTTGATTTCATGCTCAGTTAAAGTGAAATAATCATCACCATATTGTTTCGTACCTATTAAATCAATTTCATAGCAATTATCATCAGAGTCTCCTGGAATTGTTCCAACTGCAACAAAACCTTTATAAATAATATTATCAATGTCAGTAACTATAACATTTTTTCCAAAATAAGGTCTTAAATCCATTACTAATCACTCCTCATGTTCAACATCATGTTTAATAGGAACAATATGAATTCTTTTTTTAGAATAATGTATTTTAATCCAATCAGTCTCTTTACCTGAATTATAATCTACCCCTACAATATGGTCAACGTGTACAGTTTCTTTATTTCCAAAACCTTTTTTATTCTTATTAAGTTTCCCTTTACCAGCATACTTATCTAATAATTCTTGTGGATCTTCACTATCATATAAATAACTCTTACCTTCTAATTTTGTAGATTCCATATGTGGTGCTTGTTTTTCTGGATTAATCTTAGTTCCCCATTGACCACTCTTTATTTTAGCTTCTACATGTTTTTGAGATTCTGTTTTATTACTTTGATCAAGCTTTTTCTTTCTATAAGTTATTTGCTCTCTATCATAATCTCTAGTCAAAATATCACGCTTGCTACCGTACACCTTATTAGTTTCTTTGATGTACTCTCTTAACTTCTTTTGACGTGCTGAAATTAATGTCTTAGTACGAGTTATCATTTGCTCGTCTTCTAATTCTTCAGCAATTTTCAAACGTTTTTTAGCGTCTCTGATTGAGCGTTCATAGTAACGTTGTTTTTGACGTAAATTACCATTCCTAATTGCTTCTTTAGGATTATACTGAGGCATGTTATTCACGTTGACACCTGGAGTAAATGGAAATAATTTGTGTCTGCAGTTAATACCTAATGTTCCAGCAGGTTCACCGTAACCATGATTATAGATTGAATCGTACTTGTCGTTGTAATTAGGATCATCAGTTGGAACTATATTGACTACCTTGCCTTGAATATAAGCACATGCTTCACGACTGTTAGGATGACTAGACATTAAACATAATACTTGGCCAAACTCTTGCATCCGTTTAATTCGTAAGTCATTGTAAGTCCTGTTAGATGTTGTCGTAAGTACCATACGTGTATATCCTTCAAGGGACCATGCACGTCCAGACTTATCTCTCATAACTTCGATACCTTTATCTAATTGTTGGTAAATAGCATCTTTAACTGCTCGATCATGAGTTTTAAGTCCAGTTACAGTTTCAATTGTTGAGCGTTTTAAAATTTCCTGGTATGTTCGCATAACAGGATTAACACCATAATTGCGACTAAGCAAAGTTTGATTAATCGTATTGTTTAGAGTATCTGTAGTTTGTCTAACCATTGAATCAAGCATGTTAAAACTCTCATCACTGATTGGCTGACTAACTTGACCACTGTACTTCAATTCTTGACTGACTTCATCTAATATCTCATATCCATCTTGTTTTAAGATAGTTTCAATTTCACTAGGTGAGATACCGTCAAAGTCTGCCATTAAATCAATTACTCTTTTAGTTAATGCTCCCATTTGTGACAATTGCTGTGCTTGCCACTGAACAACATTATCTTGTGTTACATCTTCATAGTGCCCACGTTGTAACACTTTGATAATCTCAGAAAATATCTTATCTTCTAAATTAGAATAAAGATTAGCAATGTTATTAGTGTCTTGGTCTAGTTTCTGCTTTGAATCCATAGACTACACCTCGTTGCTATCTCCATCTATTGGCTCTTGAAATGATCCTTGAGAAAAGTCTGGTTGTTCATTATTAACTTGAGCTAACCACTTTTGAGCATCCTCTTCACTCAACCCAAAATTACGTTTTAGGTATTCAAGCTTTGGCATAATTCCAGCAGCAACTAACTGCATCTCATCAGCTCGTTGTTTATCTTTATCAATAAACACACCGTCATCAAAATGTATAGACAACTCAACATCTGCTACATTACCAGTCCATCTAGGTTTACCATCAGAAAAGAACTGTCCCACACTAGCTACTTCAAGAATTGCATTAACTAATTGATTTAAAAACAACTCTACTTGAGTTAAGTAACTAGAACGTGTCTGATAGGTTGCAGAATTTTCACTGACAACTTCAGTAGCTGTTTTAACTCCTTGACCATCATAAGAGAATGTACCAGAACTAAAACCAATCTGTTGCTCAAACTCACGTAAGAAGTAATCAATTGACTCTTTAAATTGAGTTGAACGAATATCAGAAGTTAAGTCAGTTACACTCAGTTTATCTGTATCTCCATACATTCCTTGATAAACGTCTTCATCTTTATCAAATAGAACTGGGTGAGCATCATCTACTTCATCTCCGTACAAATTGCCAGTAGGTTTTAACATTTCAGCAGGAACTGCAATTCTACGTTTCCCCATTCTAACTTCATGCACAAACATATCATGAGTGCGATTAATAGCATCTATTACATTCCTAGAATTATCTACGATACCAACACCAAGTGGACTATCTAAGTTCTTATTATTAGCTCCTGGTGTTCTGAAATATGCAAATAATGGTTTAGTAATAACATCAGTAAAGGTTAATTCTGGTGCTAAATTAGGATATAGAGTTTCAAGTGCTACTTGTTCACCAATTACATCTGATTGATAAGAACGGTATAGCTCATTTGTTATATGATAAGTTTTAGCATCATCCCACTCATGAAATTCAAGCAACGTATAATAAACATTTCTGTCATTCTCAGTCTTAACTGTTCGACTAGCAAAAGCACATTCAGAAATATCATCAGTGTTGTTACGTAATGGATAGAATTGGTCTGCGTTAGCCCAAGCTATTCTAATAACATCATTATCATCAACATAAGGTCTGGCAGCTAAACCGCCTAAAGCAATAGCAGTTTCTAAGCGTTGTTCAAATCTCATATTGAATTTATTATCTTGAACCACTTCATTGATGAACTCGTTTGTTGTTTCATCTTCCAAAGACAAGGAACATTGTTCATTAAAGATAATTGACGCTAATTTCTTAGATGCTAACTTAGTCACGTTTAAAGAACTCAATGGACGTTGTCTATATTCACCATATGAATTACGATACTTAACTTTTGGTAAATCATCCTTGTAATACAACTTGGCCAACTTTATTCGTTCGTATTCCATTGGATCAATCGAAACTCTATCATCATCAGTAATATTAGTTAAACTCTTTACCATTCCTAACTTGGCACCTCCTTTCCTAAACCAATCTTTTATTTGTTGAATTAATGACATCACTCCACCACCTTAATATTTCAAACCTAGCAAGCGTTCATTATCTCGCACAAAGTACTGAAATTGGTCGCATGTATGGTCTTCTTCTTTGATAACTTTAGGATCATCACTATTTAAAGTTTTTTCATCCCATCTGTAATTCCTGTGTTCTTCGATAAAGATTTTATTTGACTCAGTATCCAGATAATAAAAACGACCCTGAGCAACTATATTTTGCACACGGTCTATCATGTCTACTTTCTTTAATTTTGCTACCTTATGAAGATGTACTCCGTAATCATTGTAGAACTGATTATCTAAAGCACCTTCAGCAGAATCTATTGTTAATTTAGTTGCCGGCTTTTTGAATTGTTTGGCCAACCTATTGATGAATGAATACAAGTCCTTAGATAACTCACTAGGTGGCTTTTTATGAGCCTTGCCTTGTGGACTGTAATAATAAGTATCTAATAAAATTACATTACCTTTTCTAGTCAATCCATAAGCGCCAAATGTAGTAGCAGAGACTTCATGACCAGAGTCAATAGCACAGAACCAATTTGTAATGTAATCATCACTTGGCAACTCTTTTAATGCTTTGAAATTATCCATATTGTAAATATTAGTACCAAGTCCAATAACTTCACCCAGATACAACCAACGGTAATAGTCATAATCATTATTTTTATAACTCTCAATCAATTTTAATTGCTGATCAGTTGTGAATCCTAATTCATCATCTAAGTAAGTACTTGTATCAACAAAATATTCTGGATCTTCTTCTCTAGCAGTTACCCAGTCATTAATCCACTCATAAGGATTGCGTGGTGGATTGTATGAAAAATAAACTTTTACATCATCAACGTAATCTGGTTTTTGTCTAATAAAAGAAGGTATAGATTGGTCAAATACATCTATACCTTTCATGTTTGCTGCTTCTTCAAACCAAACAGCAATGATATTATCTACCTTGTTAGATTTAAGCTTATGTGGATTATCAGCACCATAGAAATAAAACGTACTACCAGTTAGCTTATGTGTAATTCTCAATGGTGACTTGTAGTAATTGTACTCATCACTTAAATTAAGCATATCTAAAGCCCACATGATTTGACTATAAACTGTATCATGCAAGTCTGACTTATTGGCCAAAACGCACACAACATTTACTTTTTTGTGCAACTGCGTCCACTTTTTAACTGATGTAACTAACTTTAAACTAATAACAGATGATTTAAATGAACCACGCCCACCTTTAGCAATGATATATGATTTCTTAGTAGTCCATAATTTGTAGAAGTGTGGATTAACCATATCAGTCATTCTAATAATTTTACTCATCTTCTGCATCTCCTATATCATCAACTAAAACGGTAGAATCGTCTGCCTTGTTTTTGCCAGTGAGTTCATCAGCTCTCCAACGTGCAATATCTGCTTCTGCGTTTGCCTTACGTACCTTAGCTTTGTCTAACTCTGGTGTGCTGTTATCAGACATCATACCTGACATTTTCAAAATAGTAATTGCAGACTGCAATTGTACCATTTCTGATTTAGCATTAATCATCAAGTAATACAAACGTTTCATTGCATCTGGGACATACTTTCTCTTAGCTGTTATTTTTATATACTGTTCTTTAGCTGCTATGATTAGATCATCATTTTTCCAATTTCTAACAGTTCGTGCTGTTCTATCTACAATTTTTCCAAGCTCTTCATCTGTTAAATCTTCCTCAATCATTGCTATTACAGCTCTTTGACGTCTTCCATCTAATTCAAAAAAAGGGCCAATACCGGAAATTTTTGGAAATTTCTTACTACTTTTCTTCACACCATATCACCCACCACCTTTTAATTTAATCTTGCTAACATCTCTACTGTACTTACGCTTATGTTTTACTGGATGTTTCTTGTAGTGCTTTTCTAACTCACGTAACATTTTCAGTTCTTCATAAGTCTGTACCTTTCCAAAATCTTTACTATCTTTCATAATTTTCTCCAAAATAAAAAGCCAGCCTGGATAGACTGACTTAAATATTTTCAAATAATAGGTATTAATCGGTTTTCTTCACAATATAATTATAGCATCTATTTTTTAACATGGTGTTTTGTCATTGTTTCATAAATGTCTTGCGAATGTTTACTTTTTCACTCGTAAATCATAATATGGAGCAAATATCTCAGCAAACCATATTAAAGCTTCTTGTTTTAACTTCCAAAATCTACTTCTGCTGTAATGTAGTTCTTTACGTAAGATATACTCAGGCTTTCCTTCCAAATACAGCTCTTGTAAAATGTAGTTCTTGTTATATGGACAATAATCAATTGCACGATTTATGAGATAGAGTTTATCGTTAGCTCCCATTTTTTGTAGTATCTTTTCTTCAGTACCGTTTCCCATACTTCCACCACCAGGCATTCCACTAAGGCTAGGGCTTTGAAGTTGTTCAAGCTGTGATTGAGCCTCAAAAAGTGGGATTGCCTTTAATAAAAATTTCTCAACTCTATTTGCCGTTTTCACTTCATCAATGTTAAAGTCTGGTAATAATTCTATATTCTCCACAGCTTTACACGCTCCCTATGATATAATATATTCATGTTAGATTGGCACGTCTCTTATTTCAGGGAGCGTGTTTTTTATTAATTCCATTAAACTTACTCCGAACGTGCAATAACATTATTTTGATAAAACAGAGTACCGTCAATGTTTGTTAATTTGCAGTATTCATATCGTCTACCCCATATTTTGTTATATGGTACTTCTTCATTATTTTTATCAAAATATTTAATGGTATTTGTTCGTTGTCCTCTGTAACATTTAAAATGAACTTTCAAACCATCTTCAAATAATATTTCGCCTTTCATATCAAAATTCATACTTACATCTCCTAAAAATTATCATCATGAATGTTAGCTATCACTGAAACTTTAACCTGTGTTTCTGCTTCTATGTGATTCTTTGCTCGTACAATCATGTTTTTAACAGTGCTACCAATGGTGTACTCAACTAAATATAATTTCATCTAATCAATCCTTTCTCATAGTTATAGCTAGCTAAAGCCTTGCTACGCCCTCAGAACGTATGACCATCTCAAATCATGTGGATGCAAGGCGGTGTTACAGTTACACACGAAGAATATAATGCACGGAGGATTTTCTCCTCTCTGTTTAATTTGCCTGTAACTAAAAGTGTATTTAAAAGATTAAGTAGGTTTTATAACCCTAATTTTTGGCAATAAATTTGCTTGGTTGCTACTGCATGAAATAATGGAAAAGGGAAAATTACACCTACCTTTGTAATAAATTTTTGTTGTTTGTAGCTCACTTGCATCTCTATCGCCTATGACTTAGCACCCTTTGACAGATACTAAGCCTGTACTGTTTATATCGTTATTTGAGAGATCCTGATTTACGTTGTTTGTGAATGTATAACGTTCAAATAACTAGCTAACAGTTTTAAGACTTGTTAAGGTCAGGCGTTTTTCTTATAAATTATCGTATAGTAAACCACATTATTGTTTGTTAATATGAAAGTAGTTTTAGATATTTCATCATCTTTTAAATAATTAATTTCAAGTGCTAATGCTCCTCGTTCATTGGTGTGTTCACTAACACTTGATACTCCAGTAAAAGTAACCGTATTTCCGTTATTTAGATAAACGATCACTTTCTCAACATTGCCTTCATGTAGCATTGTGATTCCTCCTTTCAAAGCGTTAAAATTCATTACTTAGTACGCTTTTTAATGCACCTGAATTAATTTAAGTTTGAGATCTAACTGGTTAAATTCAAATACTAAATTGCTAAATTCATCTTTAAATTCATCAAACTCTTTGAACTTAAATTGATTCGACAATCTATTTTCTAAATCATCTTCAATTGCATTTAACATTACTGTTAATACATCCATTTTGCATGACCATTCTGCTAACTTAGCTTGCTTTTGCTCTTTTGTTAATTCTCCAAACAAATCCTCAATATTTTCATTCATCCCATATACCTCATTTCAGACTATTCTTACACTGTGAAACCTAATTGCTCTCAATCAATTCAATTGCATCTTCAACACTTCTGCACACTCCATATAAAACAGGTTTATCTTCAATGAATTTCTGGAACTTAATCTGATCTTCTCTAAGTTTTCCAGTTTCATTCTTCACCTCAATCAAAATCATCTTTCCATCCCTGTGTCTAAATCCTGTGATATCTGGCCAACCTTTAGGTGCTAGTTTTATTACTGTTCCAAATTTTGTCTGTACAGTTCCGGCATTACTTCTAAACACTGTGCATCCGTGTCTAGTAACTGCAACCATAATGTCATTTTGAATTTTTTGTTCTAAAGTCAATCGTAAAATCCTTTCTCAAGGTTTACACTAAGTTTACACATAGGTTTACATTACAAACATTGATATATCAACGTTTATAAGCAAGTTTACAGGTTTACACTAAATTTAAACTTTTTACAATTCCACCGTTATTTTTTCTCTCTGTCTCTTCCTTTTATATAGAATATATATACTTTATATATAAATTAGTGTAGTAGTGTAAACTTATATACATAAAGCCCTATATATCAACGTTTTAAGGTTTACACTAAGTAGATTTTTAGTGTAAACCTAGTGACAACTAGTCTAAACCTTTTTGTATCCTCTCTTAGATATTCCATTTATTTTTTTATGAGCTGGCTCCCATTCTTTATGATTATCCATAATGTATTTAATCTTTTTGGCCAACTTTCGATTCTTGATTAAGTTCTCTTCTCCAAGCTCCTTAGCTATTTGAGATGATGTTATAAAAGTTCCTGGCCACCCTGCTAGCACTTCTTCTATTTGAGTTTCAGCTTCATCAATGTACATGAAAGACTTTCTATTTTCTTCGAGCAGTTCATTTTCTTCATCTGATAACATAAAATTAAAGCCTTTCTTGTAGTAGTGGACACATTCACCCCAGAATTGCTTGATGATCTCTGGTGTTAAATCTGTGATAGGATTTTTAATTTGTCTGCGTTTGTTGGCCATGTTTGGCATGAATCTACGCTCACCAGTTTTGTCCTTTAAATACGTTGATTCGTTAGTTGTTCTGGCAATGACAAAATTCTTAGGTCTTCTAACTGCACTTCTGCCATAAGGTGGTCTGTATTCCAATTCTTCAGATGAAATGAACTTTTTCAATGTTTCAAAATCTGAATTGTTAGTAGCTGTCATTTCATCATCATTGACAATTAAAGCTCTTTGCATATTCATATAACTATCTTTGTCCTTAAAGTCTGTAAACTGGTCTGTATACCAACCATTTGAAATCTTTTTTAGAAAAGTGGTCTTACCTACGCCTTGGCCGCCAACTAGATCCAACACATAGTCAAACTTAGAGTTAGGATTAAAAACTTTGGCCACAGCTCCAACGAAAAATATTTTAGTCTGCAGCGTTGTCACTTCACTGATTTCAACCCCTAAAAATTCTGGTAACAATAACGCTACACGTTGTTCTCCGTCCCATTCTTTTTCAGCTTCTTCTAAGTACTTTTTAACCGGGTTGTATGAGTTACTTTGAGCGTCGTTACTAACTGCCATCTGCAGTAGTCTTTCAGTAAACAAAACTCCATACTTATCTTCAATATATCTAAGAATACTTGAGATATAGTTATCCTCAACATATCCACATTTTATGTGTAGTTGTGGAATACTTTTTATAACTTCATCAGCAAACGAAAATTCGTTATATGCAAATGTTCCTTTAAGAATCTCATCTTGTTCTAAAATCAATCCTATATTACGCAAAGAGTTAGCTTTGATAGTTCCACTTTGCGTCATTGTGAATGGAATTGGCATTTTTACAACGTTTGTTGATTCATTCTTTTCTGCTTTTTTAATTGCATCATCAACACTCATTTTCTATCCGCCTCCATTCTTAATTTCTCTATTTAAGATTGATTCAAACGTCCTATCTAGCTCCTTTTGTGGTAAAGGATCATTTGAATTTTCATTTGCTATATTCACTAACTTGTAAGCTAATCGTGGTTTGACTGATCTAAAAAATAATGCTCCACATAAAGCAGCCAAAGCTTTATTTCTTTGACCCTGATCACCTAGACCACTTGCTATTGTTTCTAATACATCTGTAGTTGAATTACGTTCTCTAGTTAAATTTAAATCTTCACTAACTCTATTAGGATGACCCTTAGTAGCCCTAGATTGATTAATAGTTCTAATCAAATCTAATGGAGCTTTGACAATTGGATTCTTATTTTCCCAAGAATATCCTTCACTAGGTGCAACTACTACATAATTATTAGGATGTGCTTTTATGTCGATTCCAGGTTGCCAACCTATCATCTGATGTAGTGTCATCTCGTCTCTTTTAAGATAAAATAACTGCTTACCACCATGTTTAGTGGTTTGAGATAGTGTTTCTGGAAACCAGTCTTTAGGCAGTTGATCAAACGAATTAAAACCATCTGCTCCATTCTCGTGTCTATCAATATCCACTACAAAGAATTTATCAGTTTTTAAAGCTATACTTGCAGTTGGATATTTTCTCCACAATTTCTTGATTTCATCTGCTGTTAAAGCTGGTCTATCAGCAAATTTAATCAATGGCTTTTTATTTAAAAGTGGTAGCACACTCATTCCTTTAGCTTGATATGCCAGTGCTACATTTACTAAATTCTTCATAGCAAATCCTTTCTAACGGGCATCTCACCCGTTCGGTAGTTTAGAGTTACTGCTCTAATTAGTCTTTAGAATGGAACGTCGTCATCATCAACAATAATTTCATCTGGTTCTTCTGCTTCTTCAAAATCATAATTACGGTGTGTATATTGTGGGTTCTTCTTGTTTTCACTGACTGTTAAATGCATTAAAACAGTTCTACCTTCAGCTAAAGCCAATGCATTAGCTAAAGTTTCAATATCTTCCCAATCTTCATCTTGAAGTTCAATTCCTGAATTAGATGCTAACTTAGCAATCAATTTGATGTTACGTCCAAGCATTGGATTAGGATTACCTTTAGCAGTAGTTTCATCTAAACTCAAATTAACAAATTCTTTTTGGCCAGCATGTTCACCATCTAAAACCTGAACTCTGATTGACAATTGTTCAGAACCCCATGGAGTATCTTGGTTCTTGATGTTATCAATCATTACGACATAATCTCCTGAAGGTAATCCTTCAAAACTATTTACATTACCTTTCTTTGTGTCAAATCCTTCTAATGCCTTTGCTGCTGCGTCTCTTAATCCCATTATTCTTTACCTTCCTTTACTTCTTTTTCTGTTTCAATTTTGTCTACAATTTTCTTTTGTTCTTTAATTGGAGTTTTAACAGGTTTGTCAAATACTCCTACAACGTTATCTAGGATTCTTAAAATATCCTTGTCATCAATTTCTTCACGTACGTAATGTGTACGTCTGTCAGTAACTCGTCTGATGTAGTTCTTTCCTCTGCGTTTAGTCTGGATAACTAAATCACAGTTACCATTAACAATGTTGTAGTACTTAGTTTTCAGACTAGGTACTTCAACATCACTGTCTCCTTCTTTTGCAACCCTTGAGATATAAACAACGTTCATAGGTAGTGATTTAAGCTCTACTACAAAGCTTTGTAGTACACTGTTAAACGCTGAGTAACCTTTACCATATGGAATGTCAGCTAAACTTTGGACGTCATTCTCGTAACAAATAGTTTGTTCAATCATGACTGTTAAATCATCAATAACATCAATTACAATTGTTTTATAACCAGGATTCCTAGTTTTAAGCTCTAAGATAATCTCATCTAATTGATCAATCACTGAACGTTTGAGTTTTCCTTGAGCATCTCTAACGTTTGATAATTGAATATCTTGGGCTGGAATCATTTCCGAATTACCGTCAGTATTTAAAAATAGTGGTACTGGAAATCTCTCAGCTAGATAAGATTTACCTGACATGGTATCTCCAAAAATGAAGAAGTTTCTAGGAATTCTTCTAACCTTCTTCTGTCTATTAAGTGGTGGTAAAATCGACACTTTAATCATTCCTTTCATTTGATAAAGCCACGTTGCTTAGCGTAAAAGTAAGCCCAACCTGGTTTGTAGCCTTTCAGCTCTGCATAAGCCTTAACTTCAGCGTAATTCTTTAGTTCTGAAGGCACCTTATCTGCCACGTTATTAGCGACTTTATCATTTATGATCTTTCTGAATATTTCTTTCCTACGTGCTACAACCTTTTTCAATTCTGCTTTATCAACTACTTCAATTTCTCTTTCTTCAACTAAATCAGCTCCACAAAATGGACACGTATTACCATTTCTGTAGAATGCTGCAAAACAACTAGGACACGTTGATACTGGTTGAATCTTAGGTCTATTACTTTCTTTTTGTTTCTTAGTTCCTTCCAAGCTCCAGTACCTATCTTGAGTAGGTAAACCAAATCTTTGAACATTTCCAACTTGATCAATGATAATTGCTGTTTTACCTGCTCTAGGATTCATTGACCGCATTGCAAATTGCAGATACAAGGATAATGATTTGGTTGGTCTCAGCATGATTACACAATCAACATTTGGTAAATCTAGACCTTCAGTAAATAGTTCAGCATTCGTAACTATCCTTACCTTTCCGGCTCGATAGTCTTTGATGATTTGGTCTCGTTCTGCTTTTGGAGTAGTACCAGATACTGCTTTGGCCAAGATACCTTGTTGACAAAACTGATTGGCCAACCTCTCAGCAGATTCAACATTGTAGGTGTAAGCTATTGCTTGCTTACCTTTGGCCAACTTAAGATACTGATCAACTGTTCTACCGTAAATCTTAGGCTTAAAAGCGTCTTTAATAGATTGTTCATCATAATCACCAGTACGCTTAGTTTTTAATTTTGAAGTGTCTAAAGCAACTGGGGCATAGTAATCAACTGGAGCTAGAAACTGATTATCAATCAACCACGAAATAGGTTTACCAATGATTAAGTCATCTGCTACATCTTCAAACCCTTCTCCATTTAGTCTTACTGGTGTAGCTGTGAACAGTAATTTTAAAGCGTCTGGGAACGTTTCAAGTATTCTACGATAACTTCTAGCTAGAACGTGATGAGCCTCGTCTACGAAAATGATAGTAGGCTCTGAAAGCTTATCTACACGTCTAGTAAACGTTTGAACCATACCTATTTGGGTTAAAGCCATATCAACTTCATTAGCCTTGAAAGTTTTGATAACCTGGTCTACAATCTCTTTTCTGTGAACTACAAACATCACTCGATTACCTTTTTTAGTAGCACGTCTGGCAATCTCGGACATAATCACAGTTTTACCTGTTCTAGGTGGTGACTGAACGATTATGGAGTGATGTCCTTTTTTGACGGAATCATATATGTTATTAATTGATTCCAATTGATAATCTCTCAACTTGAACATTACTTAATCACTGTTCCTCTGTTTGGTTTAAGATGAACACCTGGCACTTCTTGACCATTCTTTAAAACCTTATATAGTTCTTTCTTATCAGCAGTAACTTCTGTTTTAGTTTGTTTAAATTCTTCTGGTAAATTATCTAGACTATCTACAATAACTGATGCCTTATAATTTCTAGGCTTTAAAATGTGGTTTTCGGTTTGCAACTCTTTGATACCAGCATCATCTAATGCTCGTGTCATGTAGTCTTGTAAAGATCGATTTAAGTTGTTGAGTGATGTTTGCTTTGCTCTTAAATCTTTGAGTTTTTCAGACAACCAATCGAGTTGCATTTTGTTTTTCTCAATCCAGTAAGCAATATTATCTAATTTAATTTCTCTAGCATCATTTATTGAATCTAAAGTGTCAGCTAACACTTCTGAATCTAAGTCTTCACGTTCTTCTAGGTCTCTATACGTTTGATTCAATTCAAATAAGTTCATTACTTGGTTCCTCCTATTGGTTTTAATAGTTCTTCTAGTGAATTTCTGTCATTAGGTTCTAAATCAAAATAATTAAGCTGATAGAAAGCTTTTATTACTAAAAATTTCTCAACATCACTATCTAGTGATTTCGTGAAATTGAATAATGTGTTAAGATTAATGTTGTTAATATTTTTTTGTTGTTCAGTGGTTGCCGCCACTGATTTTTTTGTATTTAGCACCTTTCATCACCTCCTTTAAATCATCATTTCTTCAATGATCCAGACCTTCCCACTGCCACATACTGGACAACGTTTAACGTCATCTACATCTTGCATTCCATAAACCTCAAAGACTAACTCACATTCATCACACTGCCAACGTCCACCAGTGTCATACTCTAAACTTGGTTCATCTTCCACTTTGTTTGCCTCCTAATCAAAAAATTCACCTTTTTTAATTGCTATAACAATTCCGTGTAATGCATATCCAGCAAGTACGGATAGCCCAATCAATGTAAAATAAGCTGCTGTTGTTAATTCGATCATCCTAATCATCCTTTCTAAAATAATCTAAGCTAACGTCTAAAGCGTCCGCTATTTTACACATATTTTTAAATGAAGGTTCAACACCATCTTTATAACTTTGTAATGTTGTTTGACCAATTCCTGTTAATTTACTCAATTTATATCTCGTTATGTTTTTAGATTTAAGTAATTCTTCTAACTGATTCCACACATCTACCACCACCCTATATATAGTGTTATAAAGTTTGATTACTACAATATATTGTAGTAAAATAAGTATTAGCAAATAGACAGCCTCCTAAAAATGTTTATTTGTTATTTTATAAAGAGAGGAAGTGAAAATATGTCCCGTAACCAACATGTTGTGCCTGGGAAGAATGGTGGTTGGAATGTAAAAGGAGCTGGTGCAAAACGAGCTACAGTTCATACTGAAACAAAACAAGATGCTATAAACATTGCTCGTAACATCTCTCAAAATCAACATTCTGAACTTATCATTCATGGCAGAAATGGTAGAATTCAAAGTCGTGATAGCCATGGTCATGATCCTTTCCCACCTAGAGATAAAAACTAGTCTTTACTAGGCAATAGTCTTATTTTGAACCCTTCTACTAATTCAAAGTTATCATTTGTGATCACTGCAATTGGTTTAGGGTTCTTTTCTTCTGTTTCAATAATTACTCTTGTCCAATTAACCATAGGTTTATCTTCACTATTTGTTTTATTTATAAACTTTTCTATTTCATTCATTTGCCATCATCCTTTCTCTTTTTCCAAATTCTATATAGATCTACACTGCAGGCATAAGCCATGCAGATTAAAATACCGTATATACACCACATATCATTTCCTCCATGTAAATAAATCTTTTAACCAACTAACCAATATGAATACTGTCACATAAATCACACATCCAATTAATACTGCTAAAACTGGTTCCATTAGGTCACCTCAAATTTTTCTACTTGCCATATATCTATCCAAATCTTCTTTATCAAAGAATGGTTTAGTTCCACCTTCTATTGGATAAATTGGTCTTGGTGCATCTGGTTCTTTTCGGACATTATCAAAATATTTAGGCTCCATTCCACAATACTCAGCAGCTTGAGATCTATTTAGAAATCTTTGGTTATTAAACTTCATTCTTTCTTCTGCCATTTTCAACAAAGCGTCAAAAAGCTTGTTTAAAAAATCTCCTAATGCTTTTTTGCTAAATAAGTCTGCTAATTCCATATCGCTCACCTACCTTATTTACCTTAATAAGCCTTCATCTTTTCTAACGTTGATTCACTTGGTTCCCAATTAACTAATGCTTCTGCAATAGCTGTAAAATGCTTTTGTTTGATCAATGTTCTTGCAGGAACTCCTGCAGCTTTTAAAATCACATTATTTAAATCCCATCTCAACAAAGCAACTTGGTTTTTGTTGTAAATTTGATGCTGACTAAGATATCGATCTAGCTTTTGACCAATCTTCCTAGATAACACTTGATAATCTTTAGATGATATTGGTGTGTTATCTTGAACATCTTTTGTTTCTTGCTTAGCCATTGCTAACTTAACTTGATGTTCTTCTTGCTCTTCAATCCAACGCTTAGCACGCTGGACTGGATCAGTAATCATATATGAATCTTGCTTTTGGATGACGTATCTCATATTGAAATAGTTATCCACCAACTCGTCATAGATTTCCCAAGCCTTGTTATCTTCAAGAATTTTGAGTAATTTAGCGTATCCTCGTTCTGAGAGGAGGTAAATGTTGTTGGAATTGGCTATTTGTTGCCTATTAAAAAACTCGGTCAATTTGATTGACCCACTTTCAATTTTCAAATCAATAACATCAATACCATCTTTAAATCTTGCTCTGTTCATGTTAATTGCTTGATTAATTGCTTTAACTGGTCTGTCATGGATAGTAGCAATATCTTTAACTAACATTGCTTTTTTATTCTTACCAAAACCGCCCTCGATTCCAGTAAATTCAAAAGTACCAATTTTTTCAGTTCCTAAAACTTTTAAATCGTTCATCTTATTCAGTCCTTTCTTTAAACATAAAACTTAATCAAATTTAGTTTACTAGGTCGTTTTTATTAAGTTTTTTACTTAAAAATTGTATTAAAAATAACAGTTGGCTCAACTGCATAAATTTTAGCCAACTTATAAATATTTTTAGCATTTGGTTTTGCTTTTCCTTGTTCCCAAGCAGAGACAGTTGTTTGTGATACACCCAATTTCTCACCTAGTTCATCTTGATTAAACCCCTTATTAACTCTTAATAATTTTAGAGTAGGCTCCATTTTTAATCATCTCTCTTTCTATTTTATGATTAACCATGCTATTAAAGCTATGATTACAATTACCGGTAAAATTCCGCCTTGAATATTTATCTTCACGTCATATTTACCATTTTTAGTTGTCTTAGTATAATCAAACTTTCCTAGCAAAAATTTTTTCCAGTTCATATTTTTATACCATTATGATAAAATGTACACTAAAGATAAGGGTTATCACCCCTTTCTTTAGTTAATTTATTAGGTTAGCGTTTAAACCTAATTTCTATTTTTATTGAAATTACTGGGAATAATTTCAAATCTATTTTGAAGAAGAAATCTTTAATTGGTTTCTTCTTTTTTTGTACATTCTTCATAACTTTCTCCTTTCTTTAATTGTTAAGGCTTTAATCAACCTTACATATACTATTATACTAAGTTTACTTAATAAGTCAATATGTTTTATTAATTTTTTTGCTAAAAAGTAATTTTTTATTAACTATATTATTAAGTAATGTTATTATTTAACTAAGGAAACTTAATAATAGAGGTGAACTACAATGATAGGTCAAACAATTAGAGATTTAAGAAAATTAAAGAAAATGTCACAATCAGAATTAGCTAAAGTTGTTGGTGTTTCTCAAACAACCGTTACAGCGTGGGAAACTGGCAAAGCTGAGCCTTCTAGTTCTGCTATATCTAGTTTAGCCGACTACTTCAACGTAACCACCGACTACTTGCTCGGACGTCCTGAGAAAAAAGATGATAATGTTGATTATGTAGCGTTAGATAAAGCATTAGATAATGCACGCTCATTTGATGGTGAACCTATGGACGACCACGATAGAGAAATCTTGCGTGGCATTTTAAAGGGATATTTTACTACTAAGAAATAAGGCGGGTGTTTTTTATGAATATTCGCATTAAAGATTTATTGAGAAAATATAATGCTGCTTTAGTCTATAATGATGATTTACATAAAAAAGGCTTTAACATTCCTATTAACTCTACATCTAACATAATTGTGGTTAACTCTGATTTGACTGATGAAGAAATCGAACAAGTCATACTTCATGAATTAGGACACTCTGCCAATGATGACAAAGTTATTGGTTCTTACAATGACTACCTTGTTCCACGTTCTAAAATGGAATCTAAAGCTAATGATTTCATGCTAAGAGAATTACTAGAAAACTACATATTAAGAACAAATACTGATCCTACTGATATTAATTGCGTATCATTTTTAGAAAGTGAAAGATTGCCAATGTCATTTGAAGATAGTGTACGTCGAATTATTATGGGTGAGTTGAGTATTTAAAACACTTTCGACAGTGTTTTAGATTGAGATATATGACCAATGATTTGATGTCGTTAAAAGCTAATCTTGAAAATAAAATTTAAGGAGAGATTTTATATGAAAAAAATTATTAGGTATACTGCATTAATGACTTTAGGATTGACTATAACTCCTGCTTATTCTTCTTTAAGTGAAAACTATACTATTTCAGCTAATACGCTTAGCAAGAAAAAGTTAAAACAAGCTAATAAAGAAATGAAAGCATATTTAAAACAAAATCAAGGATTTGCAGAAGGAACTTTAGATGAAAATGGTAATCCAACAGATAACGGTACTCCAAATCCAGAATTTGATTATGCTACATATGTTAAAAAAATTAAAATTACTGAAACTAAACAAGCAAAAGTCTACTATAATTCCAAAATTACTGATCTTACATTTGATGAACTAGACGAAGTAAGTTCAAAAGTTCAAGGAATGATTACTGCTTGTCTAGTAGAAAATAAACACATCTCTGATGAACAGGCTGTAGATGGAACTTTCCTAACTTTTTATTATGGTGAAAATGCTATTGGCCATTCAAGACTAACCAATTATAAAGAATTTAAATGGTACACCAAATAATTTACAAATGTCACTTCATTATTAGGTTTAACATATTCAAGATATGATATAATTAACTTATGAAATAACGGTAAGACCGTTAGCTAATAGAGATCCTAAAATCAATATTGGTTATTAAGTGAAGGGACAACTAGAAATGGTTGTCCTTTTTCGTATATATGAATATATCCATCCCCGTCGAAATCGACGGGTTTAAACAGAACTTAAAAAGAACATATATTCTAAGGAGATGATTATAATGGCACAAATAATCAAATATACTAAAAAAGGAGAATCTTTATATAGATTTAAACTATATTTAGGTATTGATCCAGTTACTGGCAAACGTGTAGAAACTTCCAGAAGAGGTTTCAAAAGAAAAAAAGATGCAGAACGTGTAATCAGACAATTGCAGTTAGACTTTGCCAATGGAAACTATGGAAAAGCTAAAGATACAAATATTAAAACCTTTGATGACTTGTTTAACTTATGGTTTGAATCATATAAGAATACTGTGAAACCTAATACAGCTGAAACTAAAAAAATAAGATATGAACGAGTTGTAAAGCCCTTGATTGGTAATGCAAATATTGAAAAAATAACTCCTGCATTAGCTCAACAAATAGTTAATAAGTTGGCTGCTAAATACAAGAGTTATCGACAATATCTAGTAATACTCAATTCTCCATTAAATTATGCTGTTAAATTGAGTATGTTAGATGTTAATGTTTTTAAATTAGTAATCTTTCCTAAAGCCACTGATAAGAAAAAATATAAACACATTGAATCTGATAATAATTTTTACTCTAAAGATGAACTTATCACTTTTTTAGAAAATGTCAAAGGATATAATTTCAAATACTATACGTTCTTTAGACTCCTTGCCTATTCTGGTATGCGTTCTGGTGAATGCTTAGCTTTACAATGGAAAGATATAGACTTTAATGATCAAACAATTACTATAACTAAAACCACTGCATATAATCCTGGTAGAAAAGAAACAACTATAAATACACCTAAAACTAAGAAATCAAAAAGGGTAATTTCTATAGATGATGTTACATTATCTGTATTAAAAAAATGGAAACTACAACAACAGAAGAAACTATTGAAATTTGGTTTTAATGCTAATAATTCTCAACAATTTTTGTTTACAAATCCTGAAACTAACCAATACTACCCATCCCATGTTGCAACATCTTGGTTAGGAACAGTATACCGTAATTTTCCAGATATGAAAAAAATAACTGCACACGGTTTTAGACATACTCATGCTTCTCTTTTATTTGAGTCTGGTGCTAATATCAAAGAAGTTCAAGAACGCTTAGGACATTCGACTTCAAAAATGACATTAGACATTTATACTCATGTTACACAAAATCGAAAGCAAGAAACATCACTTAAATTTGCTAATTTTATGCAGAACTAA